CTCTGTCCTTCGTCCGTGACGTTCTGGAGGGCCTGAATGGTCCTGTTGAAGGTCTGCTCCGGAGACATGTTCTTCAGTTCTTCTTCAGTAATGCCGAGATCCGCAAAGGCTTTGTCTCCACTTTCAGCCGCCTTCGTCAGCTTCAGCATCGAGGTCTTCATGCCGTCGATGGAAGCGCCGTTCCTCTTGAGAATGTAGTCCCACTCCTGATAACCGGAAATGGACATGTTCATCTTCTGGGCGTTCTTCTGAATGGAGTCTCCATACTCGGCCGTGTCTTTTGCAGCGCTGACAAAAGCCTTGCCCGTTGCTGCAGCCGCCGCGGTTGCAGCGGTCATGGCGGCGCCTATGACTGCCGCCGTTGTTTTCAGTCCTTTAGCGAGAGACTCACCAAAGCTCTTGCCTGACTTTTCGCCTGTCTCCTTCGCGGCGGGCTCGACCACCGCGCCCATCTCGGTCGCTATGGTCTTCTGGGAGCCTTCCATTGAGGGCACGATGGTCACATACGCTTTTGCGACTTCGATGTGATTACCGTCAGCCATGTTCCTGTCTCTCCTTTATCCATTTGCGCAGTTCCGTCAAAGGCATCGCGCCCTTGCCGAGCTTGCGCTTTTTATCTTCATCCGCGCCCGGTCTCGGGTACGGCTTTATCTTTCTTGGTTTGGTGCCTCCGAGCGCAACGATCTCCGCCCTGATCACTTGAAGCAGGTCGTAAATGTCCGCCAGGATGGCGTTCGTCTTTATCGTCTGATCCCATCCGGTCGACTTGTCCAGGTCTCTTGCGAGAGCACTGTCGCCGCCGATGTTGATCAAGAATGAATGGAGGGAGCTCCACGAAAGAGCTCCCCCCACATCGGATAATTGATACCTCGTTCTTGTCATGAGATCATAATCAATAGCCTCGGCGTGTTCATTTACGAACTCGGCGAGGCTGAGGATTCCCCCATGCTGATCCTTTCGCCCTCTTCGTTTGCGGCTTTCCACAAATTGAAGAGCTGGATCAGTTCATCCTGTTCAAGCTCGTCAATAACGCTTTCCGGAACGTACTGAGAAAAGAAGTCGATCATGAAGTCGAGCATCTCAAGTTCTCCGGCTTTCGCTGCAGCAGTCATCTTTTTGAGCTGCTTCACTTTGATGTTTTTGGCGAGCGGGATTTTGTACTCCTTCCCGCAAATCGGGACGGTTAAATAGCCTCTTTTAGGCTTTACGAGTTCCGGCATGGTAAAACCCTCCTAAAAATCAAGACGTTGTCTGTCCGTCGTCCTTGATGAGCGTCCAGGAATCAGCCTCGATGGTTGCTTCCCAAACGATCGCCTCAGTGGGAGACATGGAAACGTCTCCAACCTCACGGACGATTCCGCGTTCTGTGCCGAGATAGATCAGATCGTCGCCGTCCTTCATTACGAAGAGGAACGCCTGAGGAGCTGCGGAAACGCCAGCCTTGACAGTGACGCTGGTCACCTTGCCGTGGCCGCTCGTAGCTGCTGCGACGGAAACGTTGCCTGCTCCGAAGATCGTCTCGAGCGTCTTCTGTTCGGTATACATGAGCGGAGCCACGACCGTGCCGCCCTCGTCACCTGCCACAAGTCTCTCGACCTGCTTTGCCCAGTTGCGAAGGGGCTCCGAATCCTTGCCCGTTGACCATGTGATGCCGTCTTCCGTTACGGCTCCGGCCTCAACCCATGAAGTGAGTGAAGAGGAGCTGTCTGTAGGGAGTGCGGTGCCTGCGGGTGCCGTGTAAAACATGCCCGAAGCCTTGCCGATTCCCAGATTGACCTTATTGCTTGCCATAAGCTAAAGCCTCCTGTTTTAAGATTCTGGTATTGTGAACGGTTCACGGTGAGCGGTCACAAGGACCAGCGCCGTGCAAAGTTTTAAGTCCGGACGGACGGGATCGTTCCCCCAGCTCGCCAGACTGTTTAGTGACATGTGTCTCAAGGCTCCGAACTGCTCTTCACATCTCACCTCAAGCACTCCAAGAACTTCCCTCATGCACTCGTTCGCGTCCGCTTCGGTCTCAGCCCTCACCGAGAGCTTGACCTGGAACGTGTCGATCGTGTTGCCCGAACTTCCGCCGGTCTGCTCGATGAGCACACACGGGAGCCCGTAATTTTCGGGAAGCGGCCTGCAGTAGGCTTCGAAGTAGTCCGTCAAAGCCAGCCGAACCTCGTTTTCTATGTCGACCTGTTTCAATATGTTCATGTGATAGCCCTCGTTAAGACTGCGTCTTCAGCTTCGGCCGCTGACGCATATCCGTCAGCCGTTGACACGAAGCCGATCCAACGGCCTCCGCCATAGCCACCCATCTGAGTCCGTGCCGTAAAGCCTGCGTTCGGATCCCCGTTCGGGTTCAGGGCTTTGGCCAGACTGTCGGGACTGACGGCCGCATAATTCTCGACCGCCCTGTCCTTGATCTGATCCGTTATCCCCTGCACAAGCTCGTGGCATCCTTCAGATTGTAAGATCTGTCGAAAGCCTGCCGAGTTGAAAACCAAACGCGTGCTCATCCCTGCCACCTCATTAAGTTGAGCTGTATGTTGGAAAGCCTTCCCGCAGCGGTCCACTTCTTAGGCTCGCCGCTGATCGTGTATATCTCGCCCTCGAACCTGATGCGGTCTCCCGCTTTGACGTCGGAACCTTCGGGAAGGTATGCCGTCCAGCCTTCGTTAATGCCCAGGACTCGCCCGTCCTGAGACAGACTCGTCGTTGCAGGCTGAACCGAACAGCCCTTGATTACAAGCTCACTTGTCTTGCTCCAGTCCGGTATGGTGGAGCCTCTCGACTCCTTCGTGCCCGGACGGATCCTCGTGATCTCCTGTTTGCAAAATGATGGGAGCATGTCACCACCTCCTCGGAGGCGGAGGCGGCAACGGCCTCGGAGGCACAAGGTCCACGACGTCGATTTTCTGACGTCTCAAGCCGAGCGTCTTCAAATCTGAAGGCCAGAGCTTGATCGCGCCGCTGGCATTGGGCAGAGAGTAGGACTGCGAAATTCCACCGGCTCCCTCTGAATAGGAAGTCGCCGGAAGCATGTCGCCCGGAGTGTTGAGCTCGCGGATGACGATGTCGCACACCACGCCTTTTGCTATGTCTGCAAGAACGCGGTAGCTGTAAGTCACAAGGATCTCTCCCACACGGGGCTCGTTGAAAGTTAACGTCCTGCCCGAAACCGTATAATCCGTTGAAGGGACTTCGACACCGTTTATCGTGACGATGACGTCGCCTTGAGGATCGTTTGACAGAGTGAACTCCGCCACGACGCCGCTTGTTGCCGTGAAGCAGTCGATGATGGGCGCGAGATCCGACTGATAGATCATCTGATCGTAGTCCCTGCCCGTTTTCTTCGCCTCATATCTAATCAGAGAGCAGATGATCGGAATGAGCTTTTCGGCTCTGTTCTGTTCAGTCAACGTCAGCTCCCTTTTAAGGTTCACTACGTCAAAAACTGTTGCATAATCTGCCATCTTTTTACCCTCGATTACTTAGTTTTCTTTGTTGTGGTCTTCCTGATCGTCTTCTTGACAGGCTTGACATCCTCTGCTTTTGCGACGGGAACGTCAACGGCAGGCTCCTTTGCAGGAGCCTTGCCGCCGTCTATTCTTTCCCAGGGTCCGCCAAGCATGGATGGCGCATCAATGACCACGCCTGTCTTGACGTTCCTAAAACGCATCAGGAACCGCTGCCCGTTTTCTCAATACGAGCGAAAGCAGCACCGTCAAGGATAGCCCAGCCGATCCAAGCCTCAGCGCGGAGGTAGACCTGGTTGTGACCCTTGAGGTCGCCGGCTTCAGAGTTGTCAGGGTTGCCGTATTCGATAACCTCGAAGTTGATCTTGTCGGCATAGCCCCATCTGAAAGCGTTCTGGAAGTCACCGCCGTAAGCATACTCACCGACAACCTTAGAAACGGTTGAGTTGATGGAAACGGGAACGCCCTTGATGCTTGAAGGCTCAGCGCCCCATCCGAGCTCGGGGAACTGAGGAACGCCGTTGACCTTGAGCTTAGCGAGGTCAGCTGCGAAGCCCTTGCTCATAGCGAGACCGTTGAAGTCATAGTCGCCGATTGCAGCAACGATGCTCTCAACGTTTGCGTCAGGATGAGAACCGTCATAAGTAACGGATGTTACGTCATCGTTAGTGTCGAAAGAGTTCTTGCCGATGAGTGATGTTGCGAGAGAGCCTGTTGCAGGGTTTGTTCCGTGCATGGCCATGATGTCGAGAGCACGAGCGAGCTTTGTCTCGAAACCATCCTGGAAGCCCTTGATGTACTCAAGCTGCTTCTCTTCGGAGCATCTGATGAACTCGTCAGAAACTCTTGCACCGTACTCAACCTTGAGAGGAACGATGTTCTTGACAGAGTTGGATCCGGTGTGAGCACCCTTTGCGGCTCCTTCTGCAACGAGGTTTGCCTCACCAGAGAGTGAGAAGACCATGATGTCCGTTCCGCTGAAAGCGATGGGCTTCTGTGCGGAGAGCTTCGCGATGGAAGACTTGCCTGCTGCGCCTACGAATACTTCCCTAACCAGTTCTGCAGGGAATCCTGTTGATGTAAATGCCATAAGTCATTTTCTCCTTTACGTGTTTTGTTTTATTCCGCTCAGTACCGTTTTCAATGACGCTGTATGCGCATCCGGCACTGCGGTCTCTGTTGATTTGGTCGGCAACGGCGTGTGGCCACTGCCCACCAGCTTTTTGAGTGATTCCGCATCGGAACGGATGGACTCCTCGTCGTCTCCGCTGATCCTTGAGATCCACTCATAGGAAAGACCGACCTCGTGAGCTATCCGAGACTTTAATGAGGCCGTCTCGTAAGCCTTGTTTTTTGCCGTGAGGTCTGCGATGGTTGCCTCGTCACCCTCGTGAGCCTTCTTGAAATCATCAAATGCCTTGTTAGCGTCATCCAATGCCTTCTGGTGGTCCTCCGGAGAGATCCATCCTTCATAGCGTTTCTGCGCGGACTCGCGCTCGCGCTTCAGGCGGTCCTTGATGATGTTGTCCAGCTCTTCCTGGGTTTCGATGGGCTTGAAGCCTTCCTGATTCTGTTCTGACATGGTTTTGTCCTTTCCCCGATTCAATCCGTTCGGTAACGTAATGTATTTAGTAACTGACGCGCTGCTTTTTTGCTTCCTTCGCGTTTGCGCACGCGTGAGTTGCCAGTACGATTGCCTCGATGAGCGAAACTTCAATGTCGTCATCGAGTGTTTGGTAGCCGTAGCCACCGCCTGAGCCGATCGCTCTGTGTTTGCAGTTGGTAACGGACTGCCTCAATGCAGGCTGTCCGTTATGACAGATCGTCTTGGCGGCTATGGCCTTTTCAAAGTCCGAAGATGCCTGTATGACTTCCTTGTATGCAACCTTCACGACGCCCTTGAGCTTTTGGTCTTTACATTCCTTTTGGAACGTTTCAACCCCGGAAGCACCGTCAACCAAGATGGTCTTGACCTTGCATTTCATTAGGAAGTTGATGATCCAGTCGTCGCCGTCACGCTGGTTCCTGCAGTCGATCGCCTCAACAAAGATGCGGCCGTCATCCGTCTTGACCGCGATGGCCAAAACGGTGTTTACGCCGTCCCTGCCAAACTTGACGCCCGCAAAAAGCGGCGCCTTGAGCTTTGGCAAGGTCTTCACCTTGAGCGCGTCCCAGTCGGGCGCGCTGATGGCTGACTGCTGGTTGTAACGGATCCACAAGCCAAGTCGCTGAATGTTGAAGTCGAGATCGTCACCATTGATCTCATCCTGGACGATTCTCTCCGTGAGGATGGTGCCCAGTGACGGTGAGGTCTTGTACCACGCTTCCTTGTCATGGACGTTGGTCTTGTGGTCAACGGACCACTCCGCCCATCCTGCGTTGATGGACTCGCCCTGCAAGGTCTTGTCGCGGAAGTCGCGGAAGACCGTGCCGGAGCTGACCGCCGTCGGAGGCGTGCCGCACATGATGATCTGCGGATTCTTTGACGAGGAAGTAACGTAGTTGAGCGCGGTCTGTTGCGCCGTCGTGTATTCCTGAGCCTCGTCAATGATCAGAAGATCGTAACCCTGACCAAGTGCTCCGGAACTTGTCCTCGTTCTGAAATCTATCAGTCCGCCTGTCTCGACTATCTCGATGCGCTCGCGTCCGTACCCCTTATAGGTCCTGATCGCGACGCCTATGCACTCAAGCCGGGCCTTTAGGCGCTCCCAGGCCGTGTGAGCCGTGTCCGTCAAGTGGGCAGTGTGAAGAATGTGTTCACCGTTAAATAGGCCCCACATAGAGCGCTGGGTCAGGATCTCGGTCTTGCCGTTACGGCGCGGGACCGAATATCCGAATTTTGTATGCACCCAAAGGCCGTCGGCATTGACAGCCATGATGTCATTCAGCATTAACGCCTGCCATTCCTGGCAGACGTTACCACTCATGTTATATAACTGAACCGCTTCATCTCCGTATGACTTCTCATACGGCAGAATTACAGATTGAGTCGGGATCTGATTCCCGACTCTACTCATTTTTAACCGTTCCCTCCTTTGGTTTGTCCCGTGATCGCGTTGGCATGAACGTCACCTCACTCTTCTGTTGGTTTGTCTTTGACTCTTTCCCTATATGCCGCACCGTTTTTCTCGGTGTAGTAGTCAATGGTGCATTTGCAGTTTTCATGGAAGCGCCAGACGTCGTTGCCTCTGTCCTTGACCTCGTCATAGTAATAACGGCCCGCCACCATCGTGCACCACTTGCAGCATCCGGGATCGGCCGTTCTGATCACGACCGTCCTCAAGCCGGCTTTCCATCCCATCTGAGCGTTGCTGAACATCGTATCGTCAGAAACGTTCCTCGAAAAGTTCTCGAGCTGGTCATAGAAGCTCTTCTCTATATCGCTGAAGCTGTCCGGATGTTCACGCAGCTCGTCGATGAGGCCGTGGACTCGATCCCAGTCGAACTTCGGTTCCTTGAACTTCAGTCCGATGCCCGCATCCTTGTTCATGTTTAGCTGCACTTCCTTGCAGGCCGAGACGACCATCGCGTGATCCGCGCCCAGAGACTTCGGAATGAGATCGTCAAGGTCCCACTCGTCGATGCTGACCGTGGGAGCGTACCGTCTCAGGACTCTTCCGAGGTCCTTTCCTATCTGCTGGGAAAGCTGACCGGTAGTTGCATAAGATGCGTTCCCGTTCCTGATCTTTGCGTAGAGTTTTTGACAGACTTTGTCATTGTTGACTTCCCTCTTGAACTCTTCTTTGATGTCCGCATAAGTCAGTCCCATTATTCAATCCCCGTCAGCCTCTTCATTCTTGCTTCGTCAATGTAGCTTCCACCGCTCTCCATAGCCTGGTTAAGTTTGAGGACTCCGTCGCCTATTGCCGAGAGCATCGCTGCGTCAGGCTCGAAGGTCGGCTTCCAAAGCAATTTCGTCTCCAGGACTGTCTCGCGACGATAATTCGTATTGTCACGGATGCACACGCCCATGTAACCGACGTTCTTGAAACCGATTCCGAAGCACCTCTGCGCTTTGGAAGCCATCAGTCTCAAGGTTTCGTGTCCAGCCTTGATGGCTTCCGCGCTCGACGGATTGCTTGTGGCAAAACCGAGATCGTCAAGCGTCAGTCCCGTTTCTCCCGCAAACATGGAAGCGATGGACTTGAGCTGCTCAACGTGAGGCGCCATCGAGCCGATCTGGAACTGTCCGACCGACGGCGAGTCGCCTTCATCGTCTTTCGAGAACGTCATCATCGCCGACATGGCGGCCTTCCACGGTTCCATGTCCTCTGCGTCCTGTGCGAGTCCGGTCGCGTACTTCTGAGGGAACGAATAGAACTCCGAAGAGATCTCCATCCTCTTGACCGTCCTCATGGCGCTCTTTGCGTAGTCCATGCAGGCGCGGCTTATTCTCGAGTGTCCAAACTGTCTCTTGGCGTCCGGCTTGTAGATGATCGGAACCAGTGCGCAGAAGTCAGAGTCGAAAGTTTCCACTCCGATCAGAGTGCCGCCTTTGTAGATTTCCGTTTTTCCCGGAACACAGTATGCGTAACTCACCACGCCGTCGTTATCGTCACGTTCCAGAACGGCATAGCCTTCGGTCAGGAGCTTCGTATAATCGTCGATCACTCCGGTCGCGTTGCCTCCGTCAATGACCTGGAAACGGATCCGCTGACCGTCAACCTCGTTCTCCGTTCCCTTCGTAATCAACACGAACGAACAGGAACTGATCAGGGCCGAGAGCATCGCGTGATCAAAAAGGATGTCCGGATTATTCTGATC